TGGCATGGCTGCGTTTTACGAGGAAGGATGGCTGAGTTACCAAAAAACATTAGGAGGCCAGGCGGTGATTTGGTTGCCCCTAAACGCCCTCACGGTCAGAGGTTGTTATTACCAACGGAAAAAGAACTATGTAAACTTTTAAATTTAACTGAGGAAGAATATTGGTTTTTTGTTGATACAACTGCTGTTTATAACGGTCAAAGGCCAAAAGGTTATGAATTGATTCCAGATATTCGTTGTGATCCTGTAACAAGTTTATTTACGACAAAAGTTTTAGTACAAATTGGAATTGCCGTTGCTGCTGCAACTGTTTCTTATTTATTAACTCCTAAACCAAAAGAACAAAAACAAGGAGGCTCAAGACGCACAGCAGATAGCATAGGCAATACAAGATTTTCTCCTCAAGCTTCTTTTAATTCAATACAAGAGTTAGCAAATATAGGTGATGCAATACCTTTGATTTTTGCTAATCAAATTGTTGAAAACCCAGGAGGAGATAATGAATTAGTTTTTGGTGGGTTGCGAGTAAATAGTCAATTATTGTGGAGTCAATTTGTAAGTTTAGGAAAATATCAACAACTTAAAGCTTTAACATTATTTTCTCATGGGACAATCGCAGAGATTCCTGATTATGAAGGATTTGCTGTTGGAGATACTTTATTAAATACTTATAATGCACATAAAGTAGGTTTATATTTTAGGAATGGTTCAGAAAGTAATGATAATAGAATTACAAAAGATGATGTTTATTTTGGTTCTAAATTAAGACAAGATCGTGATGATCCTTTTGAAGTTGGTGTTCCTAACAAAGCTGGAACGACCGCACCCAAAAAAACAAGTAAATCTTTTTGTGGAGCAAGAAATCCTACAACACAAACAGTTTTTGGATGTTACGCACCAATTCCAAATGCACAAATTTGTAGATTGCCTTATGAACTAATTAGAGATCCTAGAGGCTCAACTAAAGAGTCAATAAAAGATTTGATGAGAAAAAGAAAAAAGCATGAATTTGCTAAATTTCCAACGAGAGCAGGTATTGTAAAAATAAATAATATTACTTCTAAAGGATTACATAATGTAAATATAGACGATGAGATTTTATATCAAATAATTGGCTTAGATAGCGGAGAAAATAATGCCTTGCAAAGAGTTTATGATGCTGATCCTAGTACAACAGGTAATCAAGAAACTGAAGCTGGTGATGCTTTTAATTACCGACCTCATGGAGTAGCAGATGTTGATAATTTAACGACACAAATTAGATCAACTACAGATAATATTTTGATAGTAGGAGAACAATATTTATTCGGAACGGCTATTGTTATTTGTACTGAAGCTGATACAACAATTCCTTGGGGTATTGAAATTACAAAATTATATACATTTAAAGTAGTAGAACCTGGCGAAGTTGATATTCCTGTTAATAATGCAAATTTAGCAACTCATTGTGCAAACCCTGTTTTTTACGATCCAAATACTTTAGGTTTTGGCCCTGGAGGTAGTTCAGATCGTGATCCTTTATATAGCTTAAGTGATTTAAGTCCTATTTTTTATCAACAAATTATTAGTGATACTGAGTTTAATTTTCCAAGAGCAACAAGAGATTTATATTATGCACATGATATTTATACTGCTCAAAGAGTTGCTTTTGCAACGGTTACAAATAATAGAAAATGTGATGTAACTGAGATAGGTATTAAATCAAAAGTAT